CCAGGAGCAACAGGAGTTCCTGCCCAAGGAGTATTCATGGCACCTGTTGAACCAGTTACACCCATACTGCCACCACCACCTCCACCACCACCGCTAGGGCTTTTGGTGACACGAGTTGTGGTTCTTTTTCTTCTTGTGGCCTCTAGTAAAATATTTTGGGTGTATGGCTCAAATAATGGCATTATAAATTCCTAAAATATTGTTCAAATATTTTTACAATGTTTTTATCAAGATTTTTGGAAGAAGAATTTTTAATAATTTTTCTGCTTCTCATTAGATCTCTTTCAGACCACATACCATTGTCAAATACCCATTCTTTGCCTTCCATGATTCCATTAACGAAAGCATTTGGGGCTGATGGATCAGCAACAATGTCGATAGCGGCTAACATAAAATCTTCTTGGACTTCTTGATATCCGCCTTTTGATTTTAGGGAACCCATACCACGTGTAGAAACTCCGAGTTGAGCTCCTTCATCAATAAGATTTTTTACAATCTTACCCATTGGGGTATCAAGAACTTTGGCTTTACCATAAACATTTTTACCATCTTGGTAAAGTTCTTTTACGATATGTGAAACCCTATCAAGATTAACAGTTGGGCCAGTTGGGTGGTTTAATTCACCAAGAGCGCGGCCTTTTTGAACGTATTCGTTGATATATCTTTTGCACTCTTTTAAAAGAGTGTTGGTGGGGTATATCCGACCGTTTCTGTTCTTAACATCAGACTGCATGAAAACACCTTCAATGAAGTAATGTTTATCTCCATTGCCTACATTCTCTTTGATGTATTTGATGTCTTCTGTTAATTCTGTTATAAGTTTCATTTATTATCTTTCTTATCTTTATGATTGTGGAGCATCAGGACCTGTTGTTGGATACTTACCTCTCCACCTTTGATATGCAGTATACCATTCTGCATATTTCTTTTTATATTCTTGTATTGCTTTTATTCTTGCCTCCCAAGCACTCAGAGCTTCCAAATATAATTCATTGCCTTCAGGGCCTTTTGGAAAATTTTTACGTTCTGGCTTTGGTCCAGGACCATCTGGATATGGATTTCTTGGAGGTGGTCCTGGATCAGGCCAACCTTTTTCTTTTGAAGGTTTATCATCACCTTTTGCAGGAGGAGGTGCAGACATTTCCGGTTCAACAATATACTCCGGATATCCTACCCTTTCATTTATATTCTTGAATAAGTTTTTAGAAACTTCAACATATTGTTGTTTCAATCTATTTGAAACTTTTGAATACAAAATTTCAGAAGTATGTTCTTTAAACTTAACAGCATTTTCTTCTAAAACATTTTTAATTAAATTTGAAACTTTATTTTCCATGGTTATTATTATTTATTATTGTTAAAGACTGTGATTATTTATTTTTATAATTTTTATAAAAATTAATATTTGATTTAAGTTGATGTGGAGTGCTTAAAATATCTTCAAGCATAATTTGTCTATTTTTAGAAGACAAACTATCAAACAAATTTACTAAATCTTTAAATTCTCCTTCAGTTAAAGATAAGTAAGATTGGTTTTTTAATTTAATTTTATTATTGAGTTTTGAATCATATTTTTCAACAAACTCAATAAAATATTTTAATTCGTCTGATTCCTCAGTAATGGATTCATTGACAAAAAACTTTTCATTTAAATTTTCTTTTACTTCATTTATTGCTTCATTAATTTTAAATGATAAACAATCAGAAAGAGACTTTTTAAAAGCTTGATCTTCATCCTCTAAAAGGTTTTGAATTCCATTTTTTAAAATTTTAGTAGATAAATCCATCATTGTTCTTGTCCTGTTTGTGCTTGCATTTGCTGCAACATAGCCTGTTGCATCTGTTGTTGACGCATTTTTTCTATGTCTATTTTCATTTGTTGATCTATTACTTGCATCTCTTCATCAGTTTGCTTCAATATTTTTCTACGAATAAATTCTGACGAGAAATACTTTCCAACGTATGGCTCAACTATAGAAAGCATCTTGATGCGTTCCGCAAGAATTTCAGCTTCTTTTAGATCCCAGAAATAATTGTCAGTATTATAAACAAATTTAATTTCTTGCTTTAATGCAGCCCAATCGTCTTCTGTGACTATTCCACGTAGCAACAATTGTACGCGCAACATATCATAAAATAGTTTTGAGAAATGCGCTCTGAGTCTATCAATAAATTTATAAAACTTTACTTCTTCTCTGGTAATTTCAACAGACCTACCCATGTTAAATCCAGTTTGATCAGCAACCAAACGGCTAAGGGGGACATTCAAAGAATTATAAAGCTTCTTTTTAAAGTAATCAACGTCTTCAATTTGTGACATTGCATTACCACCGGGAAGAGTTATAATTTGTGTTCCTTGTGAACCTTCACGCCGTGGCAACCAATAATCTTCCAAAACTGAGACATGGTTTTTTTCGTCTCTAATTTCACCAGTACTTTGGTTATAAATTACCCGATTTCTAAATCGGCTCATCATATCACGCATATATTGTTCTGCTTTTTGTTTTGGTAATTGACCAACGTCAACATAGAACACTCTGCGTTCTGGGGCACGAGCTACGCGGTAAACTAGAAGAGCATCTTCTAGTTGTCTAAGCATGTTTAATGGTCTTATGGCTTTATGCAGATAACCAAGAACTCTCTTGGTATTCATGTCAATTAAACCAGATTGAACATAAACAATACTATCTGTGGAAAGATGAAGACCACCGGGGCCAGTTAACAGATAAGAATCTTTATCAGAATCTGTATAAAGATAATATTCTTCAATTTCTGTTATCATGCTTATGGGTTGTTGAAAACCCTTTTGTGGTTCTTTTTTTACTTTACGAATCTTTTTAATCTTTAAAGGATCAATTGGAATAATCTCTTGTATTCCCTCTTGTGGATTATCTTTATCAATTATAACATTATAAAAAAGTTTTGAATCAATATACCATCTTCTAAAAATTTCATATCCACGGTTTTGAAAATCTAATAGATGAGTAAGTCTATCAAATTCTTTGTATATTTTAGTTTTGATTCCATCGGAAATGGGAACATCACGCAAATCAATCTTAACAGGCTTTCCGTCAGTTCCTTTTACTACGGCTGCATTAACAATTTCTTCTATGGCATTATCTACTTCAGGATAAACGGCCATATTTCTATATTGAATAATGTTACTTGATTCGTCTCTTAGCGCACCAGTATAATCAATAGCACTACTAAAAAACCCACCAGCCTCAACAGTTACAGTACCATCGTAAGTCTCGGGTACTGAAAATTTTTGCAAAATATCTTCTTGAGTTTTTTCTGCAGTCTTTTTCTTTCCAAATTCAAATCCAAATAGTTCAATTTCCATATGATTATTTATCACCTTTTATTAAGTGCCAGTTATCTTATTAGTTCCTGCATATAGTTCTATATAATCGTAAATAAAAACAACAGTAAATTGATTTATTGTGTTTGGGTTGGCCATATTAAGAGGCATATCCATGATACTTCTCGGCCAAACTCCATACATCTTAAATTGTTTTAATGAAGGATCTGCCTCACCATTTAAGTTTAGTTGCTGAACAGTCCAGCCATCTTGTTTATAATTTATGGGAAAATCAGAAATATTAGTAGTATGTGCGTTTATTTGATTTTGCCAATTATGAAATTTTTTCCAGCTATTATATAATTCTGGTGTATCATCTATAATCGCAACACTCCAAGCAGAATATTGTTTTTCTCCTGGATAATAACCTTTTCTACCAAAATAATTGTATTCTAAAGTTAAAGTTGACAATGATGGAATTTGTGTGGCTCTTATATGAAATGATGATACAGATCCACCACTTTGTTCATCTCCTGGAAAATTTCCAGTTACAACAAATCTATTTTGTCTTGCTCCCCCCGAAAATGCATTTTTAAAATCAGAAATGTGTATTGTCATGTTCAGATACCTATATCTATTGAATACCAATCAAATGTCAATACGACATTAAATATTGTTTGATCTGCTTTTGCCATATCAAAATCCATGCTACTGATCTGGCTTGGCCAACAATTTTTTAAAGTTATTTGTCTTAATGGAGTAGTTCCGCTTGGTTGTCCATTTAAAGGAAGTTGTTTTACAGTCCAATCTCTTTGTAAAGTACTATAATCAAAATCACTATTTGCAACTTGATGTGTTAAATGGCCGTCTAATAATTCTTTCCAAGTATTAAAAGCTTTCCATAGATTATTAGTATTATTGTCATCATATATTGAAACTGCCCAGTTGCCATATGATCTGTCTCCAGCAAAATTTAAAAGTCTACCTCTATATGGAACTTGAATTGTTCCGACTTCTGCTTTAGGCATACTTGTAGCAAAAATTTTAAATTTTGTTTCATTAGCCCCAACTGATACAGGCCCAACACCAAAATCATCAACAGTTGGAAAAATTCCGGTCACTTCAAACCTATTGGCTCTAGTACCACCGCCAAATGCATTTTTAAAATTGGATATTGAATTGTTAGATGACATTTATTAGGTATTAGATACTGATGCAGTCACTGTATAAGTGGTTGTCGAAAGAATTGGTTTTACTGTTACATCTGCACTCAATGTAGCAGAATTATCAGTATTATTTGTGGTATCACATATAATTTGAGTAAATGTAGGATCAATGTATTGCGAAATACTTAGAATAAATGATCCTATTTCTGTGCTTACCGATGATCTGGTTGTAGAGTTGTTTATAGCAAAAATATATTTGAGCAAAATGTCATTTACATTATTTTGAATATAATTTTGTAGATATGCAGGACCAACTCTTTCAGATGAAGTATAGGTGGCACCTGCACCTGCAGTAGCACCAACCAAATCAGATCCTAAGAAATAATTGGTAAAAGTATTAGTATCAATTTTTGTATAAAAATTAACTCTGTTTTTCTTGTAAATATTTTTGGTAGCTTCATCACTCCAATCAACAATGTTATTAATTTTTGTGTTTAGTGGTGTAGAAAAATTAGATCCAGCTACAGTTAATGGCAAACTATTTGTATTCTTAGATCTGGTAAATGCACCAGCAACATCTGATACCGATGAAATTGTGTATTCAAGAGTTGTATTAGAAATTAAACTATCTGTTGCAAACGGAGCTTTAAAACTTTGTGCCCCTACATTAAAGATTCTATCGGATGCGGTAGCACCTTGGCTAAATGGAACAAATGCAGGCCCCATTAACGAATCATAGTTAATTGCTGTAAATCCCGCACCATCACTGCTTGATGCAAATACTCCAAAGATATAATCATTATCTCTTACAAATGGAACAGTAGCAGTATTGCCTGTTTGTCCCATTAAAATATCTAACTTGTAGGAGTTGGCATTTAAATAATTTTTAAGTCCAGTGGTTGTACCAGCAATAACAAGGCTACCACCGTAAGAAAGATAATTTAAAGCATGTAAAAAGTCATATCCATTGGTTCTTGGAGTAACTTTTGTTCCAGCATATGAAAAGAAACCTTGTGTACCGCCTTCGGTTGTCCTTGAGACTAAGCAATAAGTTATACCACTTAAAAGATTTAAATCGTTTATAAAGCTATTATAGTCTGAATATTCAATATATGTTTCGCTAGTGGTACCACGAACTGGGTTTGCCAATTGGGTTCTGCTATACATCAACCAGCCATAAAGGCCACCAGGATCGTTTGAGGCGGCACCGCTGGCACCAGTAAATGTTGGGATCGCATAAGTTGCTCCTGCGATCATACCTGCATATAAAGGATTTGTAGTACTTTCGGTGCTAAAGATTGAAGGGGAAATAAAAGAATTTAATGTTGGCATTCGTTTACCTTGTAATAAAAATATTTAGAATTTTATGCAGGATACCATACAACCTCTCCATCGGAGTATTTATCTTCGTCGTCAAGTGGGTTTAACATAAACAAAGTATTATCTTCTTCTGCATTTTTTGCTTCTTCAAAATTTAATTTTCCTGATTCAATTAAATCTGGAAAATATTCTTGTCTACAAAGCCAAGCAAAGAACACCAAAGTCATTACTAGATCATCATTGTGCCCGTCATCAGCTTTAAAAGTATTAGATTTGGACACAAAAGTCATTAATTCTTGTATGACCCTATCGTCATTTATTAAAATTTTATCTTCTTCGATTAACCTTTTTAAAATAGAACAACCTAGTTTTTTTGTTTGGGCAGTGGTTCTAAGTCCAAATTCACTACGGTTGCTTGCAAATCCTTGAGATAAAATTTGCCCCTTTCTTCCTTTAATGATGGTCATTAAAAGATTTTCATATTCAAGATCATTATATAAAATATTTGCTACTTGACCACCAATGTCATTAGTTTCAACCAATACATAAGCACCATTATATTTTTCGGCAATATTTTTTATAATTGTTGGGAAATGAAATGGACTAACTGTATTGTTTCTATATGTAGCCACAACTTCATATGGTGTTTTGCTACCATTTATTACTGTTATTGCTGAATAATCGGACCCTTGGCCACGAGAAACGTCAGCCATTAAAAAATACACATCATCTTTATTTGGTTCTCTAAATGTTCTTATGCCTTCTT